TCTTCTCTTTGATGATCAGATTATTATGAAAGTAGAAGATGCTAAAGACCTTGACCCAACCTTTAATTTAGGAAAAGGGTCTGGATGATTTGGGAAATGTAAGTTTTCATGCTATAATATAATAAACGTAAATCGTTTGTTTCGTAAACAACGGAGAGTAAAATGAGTAATGATAATGATGGATGGGGAACTGTTGAGGTTCCTGAAGGAAGTGTGGAAAGCACACAAGTAGCTTTTGAAATTGAAGAAGAAGAAAATCAACCTGTTAAAGTTGAAGAAGAAGTTGTACAGGAACAGCAAGAAGCTGTAACTGAAGAACCTAAAGAACTTGAAGGCATAGAAACTAAAGGTGCTGAAAAAAGAATTAGGCAATTAGTTAGACAGCGTAAAGAACGTGAAGAAAAGATTGATGCTCTTATTAAACAGAATGAAGAATTAAAAAGTAATCTAAGCGCAAAACAAGAAGAAGTAACTAATATAGCCTCTCGTAGTGTTGGCTCAAGTGAGAAACAATTAAATCAAAACATTGAACTTGCTAGACAAGCTTACCTACAAGCCTTTGATGAAGGTGATAAAGAAAAAGTTCTTGCTTCTCAAGAAATTTTAAATGCTGCTCAAGCTGATCTTAGAACACTTCAGGGATATAAAATAAATATTGAAAATCAAAAAAATAAAATTTCTAAAGAACAAGAAATTATTTCTGAACAAGAACCAGCAAAGTTTGACCCAAAAGCAAATGAATGGGCTGGACGAAATGATTGGTTTGGACAAGATACGATTAAAACAGCAGCCGCTCTAGCATTAGATGCAGAGTTAAAGGGAGAAGGATATGATCCCAATGATGAAGAGTTCTATGAAGAAATTGACCGCCGCCTTGAAATGGCCTTTGGTCAAACTTCAAACCGTGTGCAGGAAACTGAGGAACAAAGTAACTCAGGCACGTCACAACCTGCTCAAGTGGTATCGGGGGCTTCACGCTCGTCTCCGTCCGCAGGAAAAAAAGTCAAGCTCTCAAAAGAAGACGTGAGATTGGCTAATAAATGGGGTATCCCACTTGAACAGTATGCCGCCGAAAAGCTGAAAGTTAATCAGGCTGATGGCGAATATACTAACGTAAACATGTAAGCGTGGAGGAAAGAATATGACACGAAATGAATCACGTAGTGAGAACATGAGAGAACAGAATACTAGAGAAGAAGATTGGACCTTTGAAGAACCCAATGCCCTTACCATTCCAGAAAATGTGCAAGCACGTTTTGATAATGAAGGTATGGCATTACGTTGGATACGAATCTCCCTTCAAGGTAAAGATGACATCACAAATGTTGGCAAGAAGCTGCAAGCGGGATGGGTCTTCGTAACTCCAGATGAAGTTCCTGAAATGGCTCTAACATCCTTCGTGAGGGATGAAGGCAGGTATCAAGGCTCTGTGTGTCGAGGAGATGTAGCCTTAGTTAAAATGCCAGCCGGAAAAGTGAACGCTCGTAGAAAATTTTATGAGGGTAAAGCAAATGATCAGATGGATGCGGTTAATGCACAGTTGATGAAAAGCTCTGACTCTCGTATGCCTATTTCTAATACGAGTCGTTCTGTTACAACACGGGGAAGACAACCATCCTTTCAGGATTAATTCCCCATAATTAAGGAGATGAAACATGTCTACTACTAAAGCATTTCGTGGTTTCATTCCTGCTCGCAAAAAAGGCGGCGGCTACAATAACGAAGCCGTCACGGATATGATTACGCTTACCTCAACGGGTCAGGCGCAGTCACCGTCCAACAGCATTTTCACTGGTGATCCGGTTGTTCTGCCGGGTGCAAACTTTGCAACGATCTCACCGTACATTGCTGCTACCCTTAAAGCCTCTGGTGTTTTTATGGGTTGTCAGTATGTTGAAAATGGCGAACAGAAATTCTCCCGGTATTGGCCGGGTGGAGTGTCAGCCACGGACATTAAATTCTTTGTAATCACTGATCCCGATCAGACGTATTACATTCAGGCTTCTCTGTCGCTTTCAGCGGCTGAGTTGGCTATTGTCAAAAACTACAATGTAACCGTAAGCTCCACGGCTTCTTCCGGTAGCACAACCACGGGTCAGTCCAGTTACTACCTTGATGGTGCGTCCGGTACGGAAGCTACTGCTGCTGTACGTGTACTTGGTAAAGCTCAGTATCCTGATGAAAAGGATTCCGATGCTTATCCGATTGTGGAAGTATGGATCAACCAACATCGTGATCGTTACGTAACGGCCACGGCATCTACGGCTTAATAGGGAGGATTTATTATGGCTATTAATAGAGCTAGTATTAGCAAAGAACTCCTTCCCGGTCTTAACGCCGTATTTGGAATGGAGTATGGAGAGGTCAATAATGAACATGAACCTCTTTATGACGTTGAAAACTCGGACAGAGCTTTTGAAGAAGAAGTCCTCTTCACTGGCTTTGGCACTGCGCCGACCAAAGGCGAGGGTGCTGCGGTTTCTTATGATGACGCACAGGAAAGCTACACGGCCCGTTATACGGCGGAAACCGTTGCGCTTGCTTTTGCAGTCACCGAAGAAGCTATGGAAGACAACCTGTATGACACGTTTGCGAAGCTTCGTGCCAGAGGTCTTGCCCGTGCGATGGCAAACACCAAGCAGGTAAAGGCCGCTAACATCTACAACAATGGTTTCTCTGATACCATTGGTGATGGTGCTGCGTTCTTCTCGGCTTCCCATCCGACTATTTCTGATGGTCTTCAGTCTAACCTTCTTGGTGCGGCTGACCTGTCGGAAGCAACTCTTGAAACGGCCCTGACGGCCATTCAGAAGACCAAAGATGATCGTGGTATTCTGGTTGGTGCAAGTGCTGTTTCGCTGCACATCCCGGTTGATTACTGGGCGGTTGCAGATCGTGTGTTGTCTAGCCCCGGTAACACTCAGACGAGTGCTGCACAGGCTAATCCAAACAACAACGCCATCAATGCTACCCGTCACATGGGCATGGTTCCTGAAGGTTTCTTCATTAACCGTCGCTTCACTGATACGGATGCATGGTTTGTTAAAACGGATGTGCCGAACGGAACCAAAATGTTCGTTCGCTCACCGCTTCAGACCAAGATGGAGCCAGACTTCGATACCGGCAACCTTCGGTTCAAAGCACGGGAGCGTTATAGCTTCGGTGTTTCCGATTGGCGTGGCTGGTTTGGTAGTGCTGGTTAATAAGCAAATGAGGGAGGGTGGCTTCGGCCACTCTCTCTTCATTCTTAAAGGAGAATTACATGCCTACAAATATTAAAGTTGCAATAGCTACTGGTGATGCTGTTCTTAAATATGTAGAAGATGATACGACTGTAGGAAGCAATGGTACTGCTGATGGTAATATTCCCAGCACCACTCGCATCATGGCTATTCATGCTTTGGCAACAGCGGCTGGTTCCTATTCTATTAAAGGTCAACGTCAAATTACAAACAAGACTGCTGAAGGTACAGCTATTAAATTTCAAGTAGCAGCCAATGAAGCTTCAGATATTTATATCGGAGACATGGGTGTTGCGGTTTACGGTGTGGTCAGTATTTCTGGTCCTACCGATGGTTGCGTTCTAACTGCTATGCTTGGCTAGTCATGCCTGACTTTGCTTATTTAAAAACAGATTTAGTTAATACAACGGAGAATGACTCTACGGAGTTTTCTACGCAGGTATCTGCTTTTGTCAAGAAGACAGAGTTTAGACTTGTTAAAGACCTAGATGATGTAGGTCTTAATGAATACAATAGTGTATCAGTCTCTGGCGGAAACGCAGGGGCTATTCCTTTAAATGACAGAGCTTTAGTTGTACGAAATGTTAATTTTGTTGTAAGCAATGGCACCTCTGTTACTAATCTCTTGCAGAGAACAACAGAGTATGTAAATGATTACTGGCCTGTAAGTGCTTCCACCGG